CAGCTGCAGGTCTAACACCCAAACGATCATCATGTCTTCTTAGTTTTGTAGAAGCAGAAGAAGATGGTTCTCTTGCTGAAATCGACACTCTCGCGCCAGTTTGTCTTGCATTAATAGTTCTTTGCTGAGCAAAAGGTTGATATGTTGCCTTGCTTTTATCAGCTGGTGGTTTAATCTCTGCTGTTGGTGTTTCTGTTTTAGATACTACTGCTGGTGGTTCAGCTGCGACAGCAGCAGGAGCTTTGGCGCCTGTTGTAATAACGGGAGCAGCTGCATCAGTTGTTTTTGCGCCTGAAGTAACATTTTTAATTGTTTTTATTAAAGAAGGCGCTGCTCTAATTGCAGCAGGAGCTCCTTTAACCGCAGCAACAATTGGAGCACCAACTCCAGTAGCAGTTATCACATCACCAGCTGCGCTAATACCTGTTAAAACTCCTTGACCTGCAGTATATGCAGCGCCTTTAGCAGCATTCCAGTAATTACCTTTTTCAAACTCTTTTGCTGTTTCTTTTCCAGCTTCTGCAGTTCTTTCGCCTTGTCTAATTGTACCAAGAATAGGAGTGATGTCTTTACCAAATTCAATATATGGTTCTAATTGTTTTTTTAATTTTTCTTTGTCTTCATCACTCATAGGTTTTAATTTATATGTGCTTTTGCTTTGATCTACACCACCAGCTTCATATAAAACTTCTTCACTTTTCAAACCATGTTGAACTTTATCTTCACCACGTTGAGCTAAAATTGTTGCTGTTTTTTTAGTTCCAGGATGTTCTTCTCCTTTTGGTGGAGAAATAACACCAACTGGCTTTAAAAATGAACGTGGTGTTCCTTCAGGTTTATCTTTTCCAGAAATACCAATGCTTTCACCAAAAATATTTCTTATTGCATGTTCTAAACTAACTTTTTTATCCATTAGCCTCTACCTTTTGAAATGGCTCTCAACATCCAACCATGCTTTTCGTGAATGTCAATGCGCTCTTCTAGGAAATTTGTTATACCTATTTTATTTGCCTTTTCAGACAGGTCGTGCGCTGTAACCAAAGACTCAAGAACTTTCTTGTTGTCTTCTTCAAGTTTACGAGCCATGTTGATAGCTGTGGGAATATTAGTTTCATCAGAGATAGTAGACAGCTGATAGAATCTACCGAATGAAGCAGGAGCATATTCATCGAGTGTACGAATGTGTTCAGCAATCAAGTCAGTCGCCGCCCAAGCTTCATTATACAGAGTAGCAAAGAATGCATGATAATCGTTAAAGTTTTCACCTTCAACGTTCCAGTGATAGTTGTGCGCCTTTAGATAAAAAGCAAAAGTATTTGCCAAAACAACCTTCAACGAATCTGCTAGTGTATTATTCTTCTCTTCAGCCATAATTAACAATCCCATGCTTTACGCGACCAATAGTTTGCACTTGTTTTATCAGTTAAATTACCTTGACCACCTGAACGAGCGCAATATGAACGCTTTCTTCCTGGCTGGTCTTTCTTGATACTCATATTTTTATCACCAAAGTTTACCTTTTGAGCTTTGCCGTCACCGTCCGGATCAACGTAAACTTTAGACTTCTTAACGTCGCCCTTCATTGGCTTGTTGAGAGGAACTGTCTTACCCTTGTAAGTGGCTTCAGCTATAACTTTTTTAATAGTTTGTAGGGTTGATTCTTTCATTTGACCTGGAGTATCGCTCTTGTAGATGTTTGTTAATGAAGTTGTACCATCAAATCTTGATGATGGATTATTTTTGTTTTTGGAAACTTTCTCAGCGCCAGTGTATTCTTCACCATACATCTGACGATATTTCTTAGTATGCTTTGATTCTTTTGTTTTAGCAGTTGCATCGCCTGGAGCTTTTCCGTAAGCAGAAGGATCATCCCAATGCTTTTCTCTACCTTTTGCAAAGTGAGCAGCACGTGCTTTGTCTGTTCCTTTTTGACCAGTCGTATATTTCTTTGGCAAACCAGTTTCTTTATCTTTTGGAACTTCAGGCAGCTTTGCTTCTCTTAAATCTTTATCAGCACCGTGATATGTGCCTTTACCTTTAGTAATATAGGAGTTGACGCGAGCCATACCCCACTGCTGTGGTGTAGTTCCTGGACGGTGACCAGTTCTCCAAGCAGCAACACCTCTAGAATATACTTTCTTCAATGTTCCTAAAGAAACTCCTGAAGCAGCAGCCTTCTTAGCCAAGGCTGACTCTGATTCGTCTAGCTCATATTCTTCATTTTGTGCTGATTTAATTTGCTCTCTAGTTGGAGCACCCTTCTCTCCAGGCTTACGCATACGCTCGCCAGAACCAGCTTTGATTCTTTCGCGCTTGGCGTGAATATTAGCCCATAGACCTCTTTTTTCCTCGAGCTCAGTTTCTTCACGATTAAGTCTTTTTAAAGCAGCAGCAGCTTTTGATTTTTGTTTGCTATTAATCTCAAACCCTTTTACATCCCAATTACTATTCATAGCTTCGCCCGGAACAGCATTTTTGTTTAATGCGTCATCCATTTTAACAGAATGTTGTAGTATTTTCTTTTTAAGTTTGTTTTTCATCAGCATTTTACCGATGCCTGCGAACGGACCTTCACTAAGCAGATCAACGTCTAATTCGGTGGCATATCCACCAGCTATGAAGGAGTTAACTCGGTCAAAACCGAACTGTTCAGGGTTGCCTGTGAACGATTCGTTCCAAAGGCTATAGCCGCGAAGGTAGATCTCTTCTAAGACTGCAATAGAGTATCCAGAGCTTTGTGACTTCTTGTACAAAGCAAGTTTTTGCTTGTCGTTCAATTCTACCATCGGAGTTTCCCTTTAGGCTTATCCGTTTATGTTTATGCGAGTTTGCCGATAGCCTTATCGCGGTTTAGTGTTATTTATAATAAAAGTTATCTTGAAACTTCTTCCCAATCAACTGATGCATAGCAGTTACTAGTGTTAGTACCAGCTTGAATTGCTAGAGTAAATGGTTCAGGAGTACCTGTCAATCCATTACGTTCTAGCTGGAATTTAAATAAAGCTTCCTTTAAAATATCGATAGTTGGCGATGACTGTGTTGACGAGTTAAAGTATCCTGTTGCAGCTATTCTACCGCCTGATATGGCGTTAGCAGTTAGTGTATACTCAACGGCTGAGTTCGTTCCTGCAGATGTCCATGGTTCGGTATTAGTTACAGTTCCACCAGAGACAATACTCCATTTGAAGTCAACACCATTGCCTTTGCCAAGCAACGACGCAGCAGTTGGAATAACGATTGCATCAAGAGCAGTTGATTTGAGTCTTAACGAAACTACAGGATACAAAGTATTAGCAGTGTCACACTTGTAACCAGGACCTACAGGAGTTCCAATCGCTTGTTGTGTTCCTCTTAATTCGTAACCGCCTTCTGACATGACAGATGTACAAACTTGCTTCATTAAACTGCTGTTGGCAGTAGTTCCCGTGTTTCTTATTTCATAACGAACAGGCAATGACGCAGTCGTCATGTAAGTAGATGTAATGTAGTTTGCGTGGTGGAATGAATGACAATGAATTAATCTACCATCGAGTACAAACCCACAACGGACTGTACCCAAACCTAACCACTCAATATCATGGAATACGATTTGCGCTTTTGACATATCAAGAGTTTTTTGTGAAGGGCTAGAAGAAACTGCACCTAAAAGTGTATCAATGTTCCAATCTGCTTGTTCGGCTCTTGTTTCGACTAAACTACCATTAGAGAACGACCTTTCAACAAAAGCAATATTGGTGCCATTAGCTTCCAAATAGATACCGTTATTGTTACCAAAGTAACCAACTCTTTGTCTTAGGTTTGCCTTTGGTGGCTCCATGACAACGGTGTTTAATATCTGTAGTGATTTACCAGGTTGATATGCGAATACCTTGTTAGTTTCTCTAATAATTTCAGCACCAGAAGTTGTTGGTAGTTCAAGATCAATCAATCCAGCGTTTGCGTTAAAATGATAAGTGGTACCAGCTGAATTTGATGTCGACCATAAACCATTATCTTTGTATCTGTGAGAAGAGTCAAATAGAGTCAATGGTTGTGATACTCTTGAACGACCGAAAGCATCTACCGCCACGCCTGTAGGATTTGATGGACCTACCAAGTTGCCATACTGATCTGCAAGCATGACAACTTCAAATATTGTTGTTCCGTCTTTTAAATATTGGTGAGTATCTTTACGAAATTGTGCCATGTTTACTTTGCTCTTCTTTTAAGTGCGTCTATTAATAAAGGATTACCATTTTCGTCATAGTCCCAATAAGTAAAAGTTTTTTCTCTACTCATTTTTGGTTGGTACTCTTTGAAACCAATAATTTTAGATAATTTGTTTTGACTATTACTTAGTTCTTTTGATAAAGATTGACTTGTTTGATCTGATGCCATGGCATTAGTTTCTGCATATCTGGCAAGTTCGTCATTTGTTGCAGCAGGATTACCGCTGTTAAACCCTAAACCACCAACAGCAGCTGTTGTTGTTTCATTTAACTTCATGCCTTTTCTGACATCATTATACATAGCAGTTTTGTTTCTATCACTCATTGAAGCTGGAGCCATAGACTTAAATGCACCTACGTTTTTGCTCTTAGCAGCATCTCTCATTTTAGAGGCTGAGTAACCAGCAACACCTTCGCCTTCATCTCTTGTGCCACCAGCTTGAGCAAAGTTAAGTTTCATGTCATAGAAACCATGTGGTCCTTTTACGCCATTGTATTTCTTGGCCATTTCTCCCATAGTGTCTCTATCAGAACCACCAACGATTGTTACTTCTCTGTGCCCTTCGTTATATGCTCTGCTCAAATGGTGAAGTAAGTTAGGTTGTGCTGGTGAAGATGTACTAAAATTTACTCCAGGGAAAGCACTTCTAGCATGCTTTAATTTTTGCTCTGCAGTTAATGG